CGACCGAAAGCATCTCTAAAAGATTGTGAGGTATCACCTGAAGCTACAGATGTATTTGCTGATCCTGATAGGACAGCAACTGCACCGCTGTCGGTTGATGTGATTGCAACCTCAGCCTCGACGGGGAAGTCAGCGTAAAGTAAATGCTCTTCTGCCTCAAAACGTGCTGGATCAGTGTTGAGTATGTTACCAATGTAAGCCGTATCAGCAGGATCAAGTGACGCTGTCAAAATCCTGATGCCTGTCTGGCCATCACCTGTAGAGAATGCGGGTGAAGAGCTAGAGATAACAAGCTTGAACTTTCTATAGAGATTGCTGCTTAGCGTGGCGCTAATTGTTGCATTATCGTCAGCTGTGTTTGCAACTGAATAGTCCTGATTGTGGTCAAGAACCTGCAGTCGTGTGCCTGATGCGAGTAGCACCATGCCACGAACTAAGTTGACAAAGTTGTCACCTGATGCAACGTTGAAGCTGTTGTTGTCTGTAAAGATTGGGTATCCTACATCAGCAGATGCTGATACCCAGTGTTTTGCTGTGATATACTGAACCGCGCCTTTGTGACGTGCATCTGTGCCAACTGCTGGCGTCGTTCCTTTGATGAAGAAGCCTGCGTTCTTAACCGTTCCCTGCGCTGTAGTTGTTGAAAAATCTGTTGTTGTTGAATTCGCACCGCATCCAAGCACTCTAACGAATGTAAGTGCTGTGCCGTTCTGTAGGTACTGACTGGCACCCTGCAGGCCCACGTCAGATGCGCGGGGGGCACCGAAAACTTGCTGAAGTTGTGCTGCATTACCTACCGTCACTGGGACGAATGCGGGGCCGATTTCTGATGTTCCAATTACACCAACTGGAACACCTGATACGCCGGGTGCTGCGGGAGATGATAAATCGATCTCTTGCTCAAAGAACCCAGGCGATCTAAAAGTTGTCTCTGCCATCATTACTCCGACTTCAAAGCCGAATATAACTATCCTGTTAAACTTCTAAAAGCTCAATCGAGAGTATCTATCTTACGGATCTTCTGCGCTGTAAGAATTGTTTCGCCTGCTTTAGGTACTCTTGACGTTACTTTTAAGTATTTTGTCTGATTTTGTCCTGTAAAAGGATTAGTAACGTTCTCAATAACACGAAGTGTTTCATCACCTCTATTCTCAACTTGTTGGCCATTTTTATTGAGAACTTCTACATCTGTGAGCGCAAACTTGTCAATTATGTCTTTTGACTTATTACCCTGCACCTCATTGACAAGCTGCGAATTCTGCTCCCAGATCTCAAAGTTAATCTGTGGGGCGCTAACAAAGCGTCTATATGGCGAAGGCAAACCTGGATGCTCTGGGGCAATGATGTAACCTGGCACCTTGATGTCAAAGCCTACTTTTATGATACGTTCATCATTTGTGAATTCTTCTAGATTATCTGAGTTGGAGAACGTGTTCTGCACAAATGCTGTGAATGTGTATCCCTTGTCAGACTCAAGAAGAAATTCAGGTGATGGCCCACTAAACTTCATCATCAGCGACTCGATTAATTGGTTCATCTGCTGCATATACTGTGTCCAGAATATGACATTGTATGTGATGCCGACAAACTTTGGATAAGGAACAGTGATAAATTCATAGATGTTATTAGTGAGATTATTTGACAAAGGCGTGTATTTTGACGTGCTTTTAAAAGTTAAAGGAGCACCTTGACGGCGTGAAGCGACTGTTCCCTCTACAGCCTGGGTGCCTGGTGATGTTGTCGTGTCAGCAATGTGACTTCTTGTTGCAACGGCTCTCTGGTTCAATACGTTAAGATTATTGACAAGCTTCTGGTAATCACGATCACCTGCATCTAGCTTCTTCTTTATGTAGTAGTCGCCTGTCTGTCTAATGCTAATTGCAGTGCCAAAGACATCTGCCTGTGTCTTGTGACCGATGACACCGCGTTTTATTGAAATAAGCGGCAGAATTAGTGTGTTATTCTTGTCACGTAGAGGATTGTCACGTCTGGTCAGCGCAAATCTTTCACCTGATGCAAAGATGACAGGAACACGTGTCGTCTGGTTGTTAACTTTTGTCTCAAATGCCAGTTTCTTATCAAAAAGTGTAAAAATGGCGCGGTCGATGTCTTCTATGCCTACAGGAGGAATAGAAAAATCATCTGGGACATTTGTACCTTCATAACCTGTCTTTAATTTATCTGCCATCTTATGTCTCGTCGTAGAATGCAGAGCCTACATTCTCTGGATCGCCGCTTGGTGATACCTCAGCAGGTCCTGTAAGTGGTGCGTCGAGGACACCTGTTCGTTGTAGATCGCGGACATCACCTGTCTTACCAAGCCTGTTCTCATCAAAGCCGCGCTGCTGAACAAACGTTGTTTGCACGGCATCTGGGTCTGAGTAGGCCTCTGACGTTGGACCAAAAACTTTTGCAATAAACTGACCTTTGCGTGCCTGCTTTCCTGACACGGTGACGTAGCTTTTGTGCTCGATCTGTCCAAAGATGACGTCCGATCTTGGTGCCTTGATTATTTCAAAGAATGTCTCGCCATATGAGAAAAAGTCACCCTCTCTGACGTCTATTTGCTTGTCAATTAGGTCTCTTTCCTGTATGTAGCATTCGATGTTGTAGTATTCTTCTGACCCGAATCGATTCGTCTTTACCTCTTGACCTGAGTATTTGACGAGTGCATCGAGCTCTACAGGATTCTCAAAGATCTTATTAGGTGCTTCTTCATACACATCGTGGACTCTTGACTTTATTTCTGATATAGAGAAATAATAGATCTTTTGTCCAATGACATCTTTAACGACTTCCTTCATGATGTCGTTTATGAAGTTCATCTCTCTTTCAGTGATAAAAAGACGTGCCATCCGTCACCCCGTGAAGATTGCTTTGCCGTTTGGCGGAGGTATAAACTTCAACTGCTTGCTCAAGTTCTCAGAACGTGTTGCTTGCTGCTCTATAAGCTTGTCATAGGTCATTGTATCGAGCATCTCTTTGAGCTTGGTGATGAACTCTTTCCTGTCCTCACGCCCCTTTGAGACGAGATCAGCTCCGTTTAGAGTGACGTTGCCGCCTGGAACAGGAAGCGTGCCCATCTTGCTTCGGATGTATCCCAATGTCTCCATTGATAGAGCAAGCGCGTACTGTCGGATCCACTGTCTACCAATCGAGTTGATGCGGTTGAACTGCAAATTACCAAACGGTATGTTCGACAAGTTTGACACGCCGTAGATTGATCTATCTTTAAACGCAGGATTTAATGGATCTTGCATAAACTTGACACGAATAAACAAGCGTGGCATGGGATCTGTGAGCTTTGTAGGCATCGGATAGATGCGTATCTTAGTTCCTATGACTTTATATGAATAATTTGATCTTCTAACTCTATTGGATAGATCAAGTTGCCCTGCTCGAAGAATGTCTTCAAAGACAGGAAGGACATAGAATATTGTCTCTGGTGTAAATGATTCGAACGAGAATTCGTTGTTCAAATAGTTGATTGCTGACGTTGTGTCGAAAAAGCGATATGCTGCCTGCGGTGAGAAGTGAAATACTTCACTAATGCGCATTTTTCCACCCATCGTGTTCAATGATGAACTAACAATAGGCGTGCTGTTGGTGTCTAAAAGTTCTGTGTAGATGTCATAATCTTGACGGCCTGCTTCGAGGAGAATAGAGCCTGAGACCTGATTATATGATCCACCTACGTCTGCTTCTGAGGCGTAGGGTTCCGCAAATCGTGTTAGAAACTCAAGGCTCTCACGTGGATACAGCTGCTCGGATCCAGACAGTGTGCCTGTTGCGTATCCTAGCCAGTTGACAAGTTGACTTTTTGCCTGGTACTGATTGAGGATGGAGCCGTATTCAAAGCAAGCTTCCTCAAAGTTAGCCCAGATCTGCTTCTTAGTCAACTCAACAGATAAAATGTCGTCGCCAAGCCGACGCTTGACGAACACAACCATCTTGTCTGCTTCTGATATAAAGTCAGATTCGAGATCAAAAACTCCGAAAGGTGTCGGATTTGCTGTTGTTGCGAATGTAGACATCAGACACGCCCTTGCTCTATACTAAGTATCGAGCAAGTGCGCGTCATGATTCTATTGTAAAATGTTAATGTTAACGATTACTACGACGATTCTTTGATATCTCAATCGCTGCAAGTTGGCGCAGTGCGCCTGCCTCTGTATCGTGTGTGCCCAACCTTTTACCGCCCTTCTTGGGATAAACAGCCCATTTTCCGCTAGGTAAATGAACAATTCTTTCAAGAAGAATACTGCGCACGATGCTGCGAATGAGAACTTCTATCACCGCTTCTTCTTCTTATTGCCATAATTTTGTGGTAGATTATTTGGGCGTGAAACAATCTTGAACCCAGATTCAGCATCTGCGGCTGCATCTAGAGAATTTTCTACAGATTCTTCGTCGTCATTAAGAACTTCTTCTGCAAGATCTTCATCTGTTGTTGATTCAATCAATTGCTCAAGTTCTGCTGCTACGTCTTCAGCAGCATCAATATGATCATCAGAAGCTACATCAGCGACAGCCTCAATGGGTGCCTGCTCAGCTGTTTCAACGGCGTCTGCTGCTACAGGAACAGTTTCTGTAGATACGATGTCTACATTCTCCTCTCTAGACGGCGCAACAGGTGCCTGCTC